TATCAGATCACCTTGAGCGTTTACTCTCTGCAATCTGATAGCACCAACCAAGCTCACCCACTCTTTCGACTTATAGAACGTATCTAATGTCTGTTTCATATCACGTTGCGACTTTCATAACAGTCGCATAAAAACCGGTAACTTCTTTACCCGTGAGGTTTTTGACTTGAACTCTAAGTCCTGCCCTGCTTATAAGTGATACTTCAAAATCCTGAGAAGACACTCGTTTTCGTCCATTTCCTGTAGTCTTTTCGCATACACTAAGGAGAACTGTATTCCATGGCTCAAGCCCCATAGAACTAGCTTCTGCGTCAGGAAATAAAATCGTAACACTGTCTTTTTCAGCATTGATTTCTCCTGTAAACGTGCAAATATTCTGCATTGGTATTACTTCTTCTTTGCATTTGTTTTCATACATACCGTATACTTTTTTATCTGCCATTCCTTCACCTCGCTTACCATGTATTGCTCTCTACCTGTTTCTCTCTGAGCCGCAACTCTTCCTGCCTGATCTGAAGCATCTGTGGATCGTTCGCCCAGTTCTCTTTGTCGTAATTCTTTAGCAGCAAATTAATCGCCGCAACATCTGGAGAAGCTTTCTTATGGCTGATTTCTGTCTTTACAAGATCAACCCTTTCCAGTTCTTCTTTTTTGAAACCTGCTTCAATCAACGCCTGTTTCATCAGATCCGGCAGCTCTACTTTCTGCTTTGTGATCTTGGTTTCTGTGTATTCATAGCCTTTCGCTTTTCGAATCAGTGCACTTTTCAGATCAGATACAAGATCTGTCCTTCCCCTTTTAATACTTTCCATTAGTTCCGGGAATCTTTTCTTGTACTCATTCCATGCACTCTTGCCAACACCGAGCCGCTTGCATATCTGGGCTTCCGTCATGGTGTTGCACCATTTCTCAATTTCCGGAAGATACGGCTTCACGTGTGTTTCATATTTACTTTTTCTTCCGGTCATTCCGTTCCTCCTGTTTGAGTATGCAAAAAGGACACCCGCTAAACGGATGCCCCTTCGTCTTGTATCTTTTCTATTGTCTTTGAATTCCAAGTTTTGACATTAATGCTTCCTGCAAGATTTGTGAAAAATTCACACCCTCACGGACTGCTGCCTCATTCAGCCATTCCGGAATGCTGAGTGTCTTCTTGACTGCCCTTGAGCTGTTTCGTCTGCGATACTCCGCCATGTCAAACTCTACAATAACCAGTGTACCGTCCTCTGCATCTACTTCATCAAGCGAAGATGCTTTCGGAATCTCTTCTCTTTCTGCTTCTCTACTTGTCAATGACAATCCTAATGCATCAACTGCCATTTCGTAAGCTTCCTGCATATTATCGCCCTGTGTCATGCACTCCGGTATATCCGGAAATGTTACCCAGAACCCACCTTCTTCTGCTGTGTGAAAAACAGCTGGATAAAATAACCTGTTCATGCACAATCCTCCTTTTCAGGTGGCAGGACTATTTCAGTCCTGCCTGTTTCAGTATTGCCTGCTCCATTCCCTTTTTCAGGTCTTTGGAGTGATAAGGAACGATTACCGTTCTTCCGGTTTCTCTGTTGGCCATTTTAACGTGTGAACCGTTTTGGCTGACAATCACGAAACCTTTTTTCTGGAGAAGTTTTATCATCTCCTTCGAACTCATTGGCATGTTATTTATCTCCTTTCCTTATCATGTTTATATTATACCACGTATTTTTACGTATTGCAAGTACTTTTTACGTATTTTTACGTAAGCAAAAACGCACCTTATCATTAAAGTGCGTTTTTCTGAAAGGAAGAAATTATTGATTATTCACAGCAGCGGCAACATCTGCTGCCGATCGGAAAGCCTGGATTCGAACCAGAGTCTACGGTGCGTAACGCCGTATGTTTTTCCCTTAAACTACATTCCGTCAGTCGCCGAATGAATCGGCGGCTTTTTCCAAACATCAAGAGGTATGTTTCTGTCTGTTTTTGCATTTTATTTGTAACATACTTTAAGCGAACGTGAGCGAACATTTTTTAATTTTTTTCAATTTTT